CATTGATACGACGGCGGCGGCGAGTCGAACCGGGTCACCGTGATCGGCCCAGCGTCGAAAATTGACACCGAGGCCAGGACGGTCTGATAGCCGATCCAGCAATCAGCGCAAACCAGATCGGCGGGCGAGTTCGAGTGCGCGACCAGGTGCCACGACATCAGCGATCCCTCGGCGGTCGCGGCGTTGTGTCAGTCGCCGCGCGTTTGACGATGATTCGGTCGAGGTCGCGCGACAAGTAGAGCGGCGTGCGACCAAAGCGCACGCGCGGCACGCGCAGCCGGGAGACGCGACTGCGAAAGCTCGCGAGCGTGCCAGGAAATCGGACGTAAGCCATTGCTTCGGCTTCGGAGAGGTAGCGCGGCATCTTAGGCGGTGCGCTTTCGGTCGGCGAGGGCGATCGGGCGGGCTGGTCGCGTCGGTCGCTGCCTGACGTCTGGATGTTGCAGCCAGGCGATCACGTCCTCGCGCAGCCAGCGGTACCACTGGCCGGACACGCGCGGCATCGGCGGCGGGAACCGGCCCGAGCCTTGATCGGCGTCGCGCTGGATCGTCGACGGGTGTACGTCAAAAAGCGCCGCCAGGTCGCCCCGTCGAATGATGGGCGGCAAGTCTCGGGCGCGGCTGATCAGGCTTTGTTGTCTTTTCGGGCGGGGCATAAGGGGCACGATATGGGCGCAGCATTATCGCGTCAAGCAATAAAAGCGCTATAGCACCACAACGGTGCAAACTAACGCAGATAGTCGCTAATTTTGCTCCGCCTGCGCGTAATCCTGCGCCATACAATAGCCCGCCTATGCCAATCCACCTCGACGACATTCGCTGGCACGTCGGCCACGTACTGCGACGACTGCGGCAAGCGCACCAGCTCAGCCAGTCCGCCCTGGCCGAGGCGTCAGGCGTCGCGCAGTCGAAGATCCAGCGACTCGAAGATCGTGGCGTCGGCACCCTGGACACCGTGACGGCGTTGGCCGAGGTACTCGGCACGACCGTCGGCGAAGCGACAAGTTACGCCGAGCGATTGAACGGTGCCACAGCGGGCGACCAGAACGCAGTCGATGCCCTGGCCGCTCTCATTCGGAAGGAAAGCGGATCGCGGTAAGCATGCGGCAGCGGCGGGTGCACGGCGGGCCGTGATCGGTATGCCAATAGTATGCCCAGAGTATGCCAAAAACGGTCAAACCAGTGACATCCAGCGACATCCAGTGACACCGAATGACATCGAGCGGATCGCACGCTGCCCCAACGAAAATGGGATCGAACCAATGAAAATGGGTGGTGGACCGCATGGGGCTCGAACCCACGACCTCCGCGTTGCGAACGCGGCGCGTATACCAAAACAAGCCCCGGAAACACTGACGAAAACCGACCCCCCTGCGGACGGTATGCCAATAGTATGCCCAGGCGCACCGCAGCCCGCCGCCGAGACGCCGCGAGCTGATCGCGTGCGCTGTACGCCACGCGGCCCCGGCCCCATACCGCTGCAAGGCCCGGCCGGAGATCGTCCCGTACACGGCAACCTCGCAGGCCGTTTTCGGGTCAGACGACCGTCGAGAGCCACAAGCCGAGCGCCGTGCCGCAGCCCGCCCCCATCGCATAACAGCACATCGCGACCGGGCCGTCGGCTCGACTCGCCGTGCGGGCGTTCAGCCACCAGACGCCGGACAGCGCCGCCGCCACGACGATCGCCAGCGATCGCCCCGAGGCGAGCAGCGTGGTGTTCCACGACACCAAGCAAACGATCGCCAGGCCGCGCAGGAAGATCGACACGTAGCCCTTCATCACGCCCCCTTGTCGAGCTGATGGTGCCGCCAGATCAAAAAGGCCCACGCGGCGATCTTGGCGACATCCTCGACGTCCCCGCGCGCCAGGTAGCGTCGGGCCTTGTAAACGATTTCGCCTGCGGCGTGCCCGTGGCCGCCGACCATCTCGGCGACCGAGCGGTAGAGCACGTTGTCGCCGTCGGGGCCGTTCTGGCTGTAATGCTTCGAGGCGGCAGTCGCGCCGAGCAGGGCGGCGACATCCGCGCAAAACTGATCAAACGTCGGCGCGTCGGCTGCGCCCTTTTTTTCGTCGTCGGCAATATTCGGCATAGAACTGCTGCACCTCATCATCGGTTAGGAACTTGCGTAGCTGCGTCGTCGTGCGTCGGATCGATCGCTCGGATCTTTCAGGATACACCCGGTGTAGCAGCTCGTGGAGGATGGTGTCGACGGTCGCGGGCACCGGGTTAATCACCACGGCATCGCCGTCGATGCAGACGCCGTGCACCGTCTCGCCGGGTGCCGTCAGATACGCCTCGACGATCGGCGCTGCGCCCAGCTCGGCCCACAGTCGGAGCCAGAGCGCGCGCCGCCTGGCGTCATCGCTGCCAGGGTGCGCCGTCTTCGACATCAAACCAGTGCAGCTTGACCGAGTTGAGATCCGTCCGCCCGTCGACCTGCTCGAAGGTCACATACCCGCGCCGCTGCGGTCGGCCGCCGATCTTGGCCTGCGTCATATACCCGGCCGTCTTACACAGGCACCCGCACTCGACGAGCATCGACGACGCGCGCCACGGCAGCACGGCAAGCGTGTGCGTGTGGCCCATCACCAGCAACCGGATCGCGTCGAGGCCGAGGGCGTCCGAATTATCGGCGAGCCATTCCTCGAACGCTCGGAGCGCCGCGCCGGGCGTGCGGCTGTATTTCTCAGGATGCGCCAGGACAGCATCGCCGACGACGGTGAGCCAGTCGATCGCGTGCGTCGTGCCCGGCACCGGGTGCGAGGCGACGCTGACGTTCTCGAACCGCCGGGCGAGTGCGGTGATCGGGCAGAGCGTGCCACTCGGCGTCATCGCGGTAATCGCGTCGACCATGTCGGGCGTCAGTTGCGCGGCGAGCGCCTTCCGCAATCTGGCGTCGTGATTGCCGACGATGATCCGCACGGCGGGCAGCAACTCCGAGAACGTCTCCAGGATCAAGGTGACAGCGGCCCACTCGTCGGCATACGGCACCCGCTCGTGTTTGCTGAATCGCGACAACGAATAGCAGTCGCCCACGTCGCCGATCAGCACGGCGAGATCGGTGCGCTTCGACTCGCGCGCCAGCATGGCCGCCAACATCTCAGGCTCATGGAACGGCACGTGAAGATCCGGCACGACCAGAACGCGCGTCCGCCCGTCAGGCGTGCGCGCCTTCGCTGCGCCGCGATACCGATCGCGCGCCTGGTGGATGCACTCTTGCCAGCGTGCCCACGCTTCGTCATAAGTGCGGAGCGGTTGCCGCAGGTACGCGTCGGCCTCGTCGTGCTGCGCTTTGGCCTCGCTGCGCTGATACAGCCTGGAGCATTTAAAACAGCGCGTCGCGCGCTTCGAGCACGGTCCGCCGCAGTCAATGCACGGCGCATTCGGCAACGCCCGACTCGGCACGCCGCGACGGGTGTAGTAGCACTGGATGCACCTGGTCGCCGTCGCCACCGACAGCGGGCGTTCCTTGCAGACCGGGCAGATCCTCGGCTTAGTCATCGCCGGGATCGCCGTCGGCCTGCGCGTGCGCCAGCGACGGCCATGACCCCGATCGCATCATGCCCGCGAGGCGACCGGCGCGCACGGGCACCTGCGTCTGCCAGCGGGAGTCGAGCAGCTCGTCGGCGCAGCGATCGAAGTCGCCAGCTTTCAACGCGGCGAGCGCCTTGCGGAAGCCGCACACGCCCCGCACGCCCAGGTTGTGCGCCATGTCTCGCAACGCCGCGAGGCGCACTGGGTCGAGGCTGGCCGCCCACGGCAACGCCCCCGAGATCTCGGCGGCGGTCGCGACCAGGTCGTGGTCGAGCAGCTCGCCCGCCTCGGCCTGCGTCACGCCGCGCACGTCGAGCGCCCGACCGAATCCGATCGTCGGGTGCCCGACCAGCGTGTCGCCAGGGCCGATCGGCTTGCCGGTCGCGTCGTCGTAGACCGTCAACCGACAGCCCTCGTGCAGTTGCACCAGGGCGCGCACGGTGTCGATCATGACGTGGTCGCTGCGGCCTCGGCGGCCGCGTCGCGCTTGGCCTGATAATCCGACACGACGGCATCGAGCGCCCGCCGGGCATTGCCCGCCGCCACGGTCGCCCGCACAAACTCGCGCGCGCACTTTGCGACGGCCTCGTCGGAGAGTAGATCGCGCCCGAGCTTGCCCTCGACATGCCCGAGCACGGTCGCGCTCAAATTGATCGCCGCTTGTTCTTTTTCAGCGCCGGGCGTGCCCAGCTCGACGGCGTCCTCGGTGATCTGCGTCGCCAGTGTCAGGATGCCCGCAATGCCCTGCGCGCCCGGCACGAGCGCCGCGAACGGCGAGGCGATGGCCGCCGCGTTGCCGATCTTTCGTAAGATGCTCAAAAATCCCATTGCGCCCCCTTGCTAGTCGTCGATGCGCCCGACAATCAGACGCCCGCACGCATACTCCAGATCCAGTTCGGCATTCGCCGTCATCGTCACATCGTCATACTCGCCCGTATCCGGCACGATGATCCGGCAGGACAACGCCCGCACCGCGCGCAGCCGCGT